ACCATTGGACTATTGAGGTGGTGGAATGAGTACAGGCCCGTGGGAAGGTGGCAAAGGCTCAAGGCCACGCAAGTACAAGGTTCAGACCTATTTAGACAACTACGAGAGGATATTCAATGCCAGCAAGCAAGAAGAAGGGCAAGAAGGCAATAAGCCAGAACATCAAGACAGAGATGAAGGCAGGCAAGCCCCAGAAGCAAGCAGTAGCAATTGCTATGTCAAAGGCGAAGGGTAAGCAGGCGACCTACGAATAAATGCCTAAGATGCAAATCCCCAAGAAGCTCAGGCGGTTCATAGACACGCCTAAACGCTTCAAGATTGCCATAGGTGGGCGAGGCTCAGGCAAGTCAATGAGCTTCGCTGATATGTGCCTGATGGACGCACAGACTAAGGGGATTAAGACTGCCTGCTTCCGTGAGTTCCAGAACAGCATAGACGACTCGGTTCATGCCCTGCTCAAGTCAGAGATAGAACGCCTCAACCTCCAAGGCTTTGAGGTGCAGAACAACCAGATACTCCTCAACCAAGACCCAGTGTTTAAGTTCCGTGGCTTAGCAAGAAACCCAGAGGGCGTGAAGTCAATGCACGGCTTCCAACGGTTCTGGGTGGAAGAAGCCCAGACTATCTCCTTCAACTCCCTCAAGGCTCTAACGCCTACGCTGCGTGAGGAAGGCTCAGAGATATGGTTCAGCGCCAACCCAAGGTCAAGTGTGGATGCGTTCAGCCAACGGTTTATCAAGCCGTATGAGAAGCAGCTCAGAAGGGATGGCTTCTACGAGGATGACCTGCACCTAATCGTGATAATTAACATCACAGACAATCCCCTAGTCCCTGATGTCCTGAAGCAAGAGATGGAAAGCGACAGGGAGAGAATGTCACCTGCCCTGTTCCAACACGTTTGGGAAGGCGAATACTATGACTCAGTGGAAGATAACATCATCCCTACCGAGTGGTATGACGCAGCCATAGACGCACACAAGAAGCTGGGGTTCGAGCCTACAGGCGCATTGATAGCCTCACACGATCCATCTGATGAAGGGGGAGACTCTAAGGGCTTTGCTCTACGCAAGGGTTCGGTAGTCCTAGATGTGTGTGAAAAGGTAACAGGCGACAGCAATGAAGGCATGGACTGGGCGCTACAGAAGGCCAGAGAAGCGCAGGCTGATTGGTTTGTCTGGGACTGTGACGGTCTAGGCATCTCTCTCAAGAGACAGGTAGACCAAGAGCTAGAATCTACAGCAATGCAGAAGCACCAGTTCCGAGGCTCAGAGACTCCTGATGACGCTGCTGCACCGTATAGTGGTAAAGACTCCAAGACCAACAAGGACACCTTCTTCAACAAGAGGGCGCAGTATTGGTGGAAGCTAAGGGATAGGTTCGAGGCTACCTATAGAGCCGTAACCAAGGGTGAGTACATTGATCCTGATGAGTTAATCTCTCTGAGTAGTGAAATACCCACGTTAGACCAATTGCGAAGCGAAGTGTGCAGAATACCGCAAAAACGATCAAATAATGGTAAAATCCAGATAATGTCGAAGATAGACATGGCTAAGAAGCCGTATGAGCTACCGTCTCCTAACATGGGTGATGCGCTTATGATGTCAATGTTTTCACCAAAGGCAGTCCAGAAAGCGGCTGTCAAAATCAATTTCTCTGGCTGGGGCTAGGTTATGGCTGAGTACGAAAACGGAATGGAAGAGAAGGAAGAGTCTGGCGAATATACCGAAGACGATCTTTCCTACAAGGATAAATACGACGACCATCAAAGCGTGGTTAACCTTCTCTCTGCTTGCCAACAGGCAGACCATGATAACCGTGAGATGGCTAGGGAAGCGCATCTGTTCCTTGATAAGCGCGACGGTCAGTGGGAGCCATACTGGTGGAACTCCAACCAGAACAAGCCACGCTACACGTTTGACCAAGTAAACCCTATCGTCTCTCAGGTAGCCTCAGAGATTGAACAGGCAGACTTTGACATCCGAGTCAGCCCTGCTGGTGGTAACGCCACAAAGGACATTGCTCATACCTACGACGGCATCATCCGTAACATTGAGAATCTCTCTAACGCGAAGCAAGTCTACGCTCAATCCTGCCGTGGCATGGTGACAGGCGGCTTTGATGCGTGGCGTGTCTGTTCAAAGTTTGCAGATGACAACTCATTCGATCAGGACATCATGATTGAGAAGATTGCCAATCCGCTGGACAGGGTGTGGTTTGACCCTGCGGCAGAGAAGCAAGACAAGTCCGACTCAAGGTATGCGTTTGTCCTGCATCCTATGGCGATTGATGAATACCAAAACCGATGGCCTGAAGGCTCTGAAGAGTCTGTGTCAGATGACCGTGAAGGTGACGCATACTACGACAAGGCTGAGGTGATTGTTGTGGGTGAGTTCCTGTACGTTGAATCAGAAGACCGTGACTTGGTGCTGATGTCTAATGGTCAGACTCATGAGGTCAATGAAGACTTTGAGAAGATTAAAGACGACCTAGAAATGATGGGAGTCACTGAGGTACGCAGACGCAAGCGTAAGATGCACAAGGTCTGCTCAAGGTACTTTGACGGCAAGGATTGGTTAGAGGATGACAAGGACACAGTCTTTAACAGAATCCCTGTTGTGCCTGTCTATGGTAACTACAAGGTCTTTGAGAATAAGACAATCTACTGGGGTGTTGTAGAGAAGTTACTTGACCCTCAACGTGTCCTGAACTACGCAATGAGCCGTGAGATTGAGGAAGGTGCGTTAGCTCCAAGGGCTAAGTACTGGATGACTCCTACTCAGGCTGCTGGTCATGAGGATCAATTAGCTACACTGAATACTAACTCTGACCCAGTACAGTTCTTTAACCCTGACCCAGAGTTTCCACAAGTACCACAACAGAACGGTGGGGCGCAGATCAATGCAGGTCTGAGGACTGTAGCCACTGCGATGCAAGGCATGATGAATGCTGCGTCTGGTATGTTTGCTGCGAATATGGGTGACAACCCCAACGCTCAATCAGGTGTAGCAATACGTCAGCTCCAGAACAAAGGCGACAACGCTACCTACCAGTACACTCGTGCAATGGAGATAGCCATACAAGCCACAGGCAATCTCATCAAGGACGCTATCCCTAAAGTCTATGACACGCCACGAACTATCCGTGTGCTGCGTGAAGACGACACCTATGATATGGCTGACATCAACCAGACCGTGATTGATAACGAAACTGGTGAGATGGTTACGGTTAATGATTTATCCATTGGTGTGTATGACGTTATCTGTCGGGCAGGGCCTAGCTTCCGTAACCGCCAACAAGAGACGCTTGAGGCTATCACTAGCTTGGCGCAGGTTGATCCGTCTCTCATGCAGATAGCTGGTGACTTGTTATTGCAGAACATCAACACTCCTGCGGCTAATCAGATAGCTGAGAGAAAGCGGGCGCAGATGATGCAAGCTGGGCTAATCCCTCAGTCTCAGATGACCGAAGAGGAGCTGATGGCAGCGCAGCAGCAGATGATGCAAGGCCAGCAACAGCCAGACCCTGCAATGGTTCTAGCGCAGGCCGAGCAACAGAAGGCACAGGCTGAGATGATACGCGCTCAAGTAGAGATGCAGAAGCTCCAGAACGAGCAGATCAAGCTGCAACTCGAAGCCCAGAAGCTCCAGAGCCAAGCTGTAGGCGACCAAGCCGATAACGCTATTGATGCCTTCAACGCTGAGACTAAGCGCATGGAGACGCAGATCAAAGCACAGCAGGCAAGTGCCACAGTAGACAAGACATCAGCTCAGGCAATGGGAGAGAATCTGGACAACCAGAAGAAGATGTCTGACATGATGGAAGAGCAGATGATGAAGTCTCGTATACCAATGATGTCTGAAGCGGAGTTAATTAGCCTTGCCAACCGTCGCTGAGTTAGCCCAACAGGAACTGTCACGCAGATACTCTCTACAAAGTAGAACGCAGGTAGCTCCTCGCGTCCAGACTATGCAGAACGCCAGACCTACTGTCAGGTCAGCCCTAAGCAATCTGATGCGCGATGCAGTAGATGCAACAGGTCTTGAGGGTGGATACCGTCAGGGGCTTCTCAATGCCGCTGGTGGCGTTGAAACAGCAGTAGACTTCTTGCCTGTGGTTGGTGACGTTCTTGGCTTAGAGGACGCATCAAGAGCCTATGGGCAGGGTGACATGGTTGGCGCTGGTATTAACATGATGGGCGTTGTGCCTATCATTGGTGATGCGGGTGTAAAACTCAGTAAAGGAGCTAGATCAGCTTTAAGAGACCAAGGTTTCACAGAAGGTTTTTTCCACGCATCTAAGCAAGACATCCAAGATGGATTTAAAGCTGGGTATAGTGACGGAATGGTTTTTGTCACGCCAGAGAGAGAATTTGCAAACAACTGGGTCGGTAAAGGAAAATATCAGCAAAGGTTAGGCGAAGAGAATATAGATGATATGCGCCGCGCAGATCGTCAAAAATTATGGGACGAATATGAGTCTCAATATGGTTCTTACGAAAACTGGCCCTCTGAAATAGAAGATGAATATAACAAAAGATCAATGAATTTAGCGCAACAGTATCAAGCCTCTGGCGGTGCAATCTATCCTGTTGCTGTTAAAGCTAATAAGCAATTTGACCCAGAAGAAAACCCCGAAGTTATTGCAGAGTTTTTAAAGTCTCAAGGTCGAGACCCTAATGCCACAACGATTGTTAGCGAAAAAACTGACTTAGAGGCTTACCAAGAAGGCAATTATTTGTTTTATGAAAACAAAGAAATGGCAGACTTCTTAAAAGATAAAGGATATGACTCTGTTTGGCTCAGAGAGGACACTACCAAAAGCGGCTTGAGTAAGCCCTTCTCTACGTTAGCTGTGTTAGATGAGACAGGTGTCAAGCCTGTATATGATTTTGCTAGAGAGGCAGATACGGCTGCTTCAGCACTGCGCGGCTTAGAGATTAGCCCAGAAATAAGGATGCAAAGAGCCGAAGAACAAGGCTACGAGCCTATATACCACGGAAGCACTTATGATATTGAGCGGATAGATTTAGGTGGCATGAATCCTGAAAGTCACTTTGGGCGAGGATTTTATAGCACAACTTCGCCTAAAGATGCTTCTGAAAATTACGCTCGTACATTTGGGCCTGACTTAAAAAATAAAATAACACGCAGAGCAGAACAAATTGAATCTGACTTAGAGCTGACAGATGAAATGGCAAGAAAAGAGGGCTATGCAGATGTTGCTGAAATGTCATGGGATATGGCGAAAAAAGAAGTACAAGGGCCAAATGAAGGCGTTGTTTATCCTTTGATGGGCAGGACTACTAGCGCATTTGATATATCAAATGATGGCAATACTTTTTTGCGGTATGAGCAGCCTGAGCTAAATCCAGAAGACTATCTTGATGAAGCTGGTGGTGATATGGATGTCGCTTATGATCTTGCTAAAGAAGCTGCGTATGACTTTGAGCCAGAAGGTGAGTTAGTAGACTTTTTAGAAAGCCTGCGTAGAAACCCATATTTAAGCCAAGATGATTTTGCAACCCTTCAAAGTAGTATTCTTGAAGAGGCATATGATGGTGGTATTAGCGCAAATAGATTAGATGAGATTTTTAGAAGTGCAGACATATATCCAGAAGATGACGCAGGAAATTTAATTTCTCACGATATCTTGAGGCAGGCTATTCAAGATTCTGGCTATGACACAATTATTCATGAAGCCGACATATTCCGTGGCATGGATGTAGATAAAGGCACTAAGCATAAGATATTTTTAGACCCCACAAGAGTACGGTCAATCAACGCCGAATTTGACCCAGCCAAGATGGACAGCGCAGACCTGCTATCAAGCGTTGGTGCTACCAGTGCGTTACGAGGAGTAGCTTAAACAGCCATAATTAACTCTGTAACCATATCATCTAGCTTATCCCACAATTCCTCAATGATAGGGCCATCACCGGCCCTGTCAGCCTCTATTAGCTGTCCTATCACATCAAACAGAATGTCGTGCATCTGCTCTGGGTCATCTGTTTCGAATATTTCGAATAAGTCGCTCATAAGTCCTCCGTGGCGTATTTCGCCATTAGTTAGCCTAATTTACTACTAAGTATTGATTATTACCACATTATGCTATAATCGCCACAGGCCACCTGACCTATTCAGGGCATTTACCTATAAAGGGCATATTATGAGCAAGCTGCAACCAGAGGATAACTACGAGTACGAATCTGAGGAAGACGTAACCACAGAGACGGAGGTAGAAGAAACTGAAGATTCTGTTGAGGAACAGGATACCGAATCAGCACCGGAGGCGGGGGAGACCCCAGAGAAACATATCACGTTCAGCGAAGACCAGCAGCGAATACTTGATGAGGCTGTAGGGAAGAAGGTTTTCAAGCTCCGAGAGAAGGAGCGAGAAGCAGAAGCCCTGAAGAAACGGCTTGAAGAGTTAGAGGCTAAAGTTCCTGAACAGAGGCGACCTAACGTCCCAGCAATACCAGACCCGTTTGCAGTATCCGATGAGGAATACAGACGGCAACTGTATCTAAGGGATGAGGCACTCAAACAAGCTATTGCGTTCGATCAGCAACAGCAAATGCTGAAGCAGCAACAAGAACAAGTGCGGCAACAGCAGGAACAAAAGCAGCAAGAAGTAATGACCGAGAAGGTTCAGTCTTACTCCCAGAAGGCCACAAGTCTAGGGATTAAGGCAGAGGACTTACAGGTAGCAGGTAACACGGTAGCGCAGTTTGGCATTCACGAGGACTTAGTTCAGTACATACTGGAAGAAGACCAAGGGCCATTGATTACTACTTACCTGTCTAAGAACCTCTTAGAGCTAGAGAAGCTACGCGAGATGTCACCTACACAGGCGGCAGTTTATGTAGCAACAACGGTTAAGCAGAAAGCTGCTGCTCTTAAACCCAAGGTAAATAACGCTCCTGATCCATTGGAGCAACCACACGGCGCTGGTAAAGCCCCCAAACCTAGAGGGCCGCAAGGCGCAGTATTTGAATAGGAATAGTTAAAAATGGCTAACAATCTCAATAGTAACGTCACTCGGAAAGTGGCTCGGGTCTTCCTAGAAGCATTCGAGGCATCACGAGTTCTGACTAAGACTGTCAACACTCAACTGTTGTCAGGCAAGTTCAACCCTTCATCGGGTTCAAACGTGGACTTCAAGCGTCCTCACGACTACAACTCAATCCGTACCTCTGGCGGTGACATTAGCTCAAGCACTAAGAGCGACATCATTGCAGGTAAGGCAACTGGTACAGTACAAGACTACTTCACAGCCGCTACTGAGTGGGGCAATGTTGAAGAAGCTCTTGAGCTAGACCAACTCGACCAAATCCTTGAGCCAATGGCCCGTCGCATTGTGACTGACCTTGAGCTTGATCTTGGTTCATACATGAACAAGAACGCTTCACTCAAGTATGGTACTCACGGCACTGCCGTAGATGCTTGGGGCGACGTTGCAGGCGCTGGTGCATTGATGGACTCTATCGGCGTTCCTATGAGCGACGAGAAGTATTACATCATGAACCCATTCACTACTACTGCGCTGTCTTCAGCTCAGAACGGTTTGAATGCGGCTGATGGCCTTGTTCGTACAGCATGGGAAAA